ATTCCTGTAAGGTTTGAAGGTAGAAGGCTTGTGGTATTTTATTGGATACCAAAAAATAACTTTACCGAAAAATTGGAATGGCTTACAGATTTAATTGAGACATATAACGATGAACAAAGGATAGCCCTACGCATAGCACCAAGGAGGAGCATAACATATAATTATATTAAAACACCAGACGAAGCTTCTGCAATTCAAACACTCACAAAAGCATGGGTCTATCGAAACTGGGGTGTTCCCATTTGGGTCGAAGCAACTAAAATAGGTTCAGTTAGTGCTGGAGCTACTACAATAAGCTTTGATACGACAAACGCAAGCTATAAAGATGCTGCTTTTATATGGGAAAATGATAATAAAAATGAGGCATTAATTATAACAGAATTAAGGTCTAATGGGATAGACTTAGAACAACACGTAAGAAATGACTACACAAATGCATTAATCATGCCACTACATTTTGGAATAACACCAGAAGGAATAAACTTTAAGCAAAATTATGGGAGTGTCGAAGCAAGTACTACATTCATAATAGTTGATGAAACCTATATTGGAGCTAATCCTTTTGGCACATATGACGGATACGCTATTATTGACAAGAATGTGTTAGTGCAGGACATAAACCAGAGAGTTTATAGGGCCTCAACATTAATTGATAATGGACAAGGTTTAATAGAAGTAGAAGCTGATAGAAACATAATAGATAAGACAAGCATACTTGGCAAGGTTACTAACACAAAAGCAGACTTGTGGAACTGGAGAAAGTTTTTGCATTCTAGACGTGGGAAACAGTATGCCTTCTTACTTCCTACATTCCAAAAAGACATAACAATTATAGAAACAATATGGAGTGGAACAAGCACTGCAAAAATAAAGGGATTAGGATTAAGTGCATTTGCTACATTCCCAATAAGAACTCAGTTGGCTCTAACTAACGGAAACACATATAACATAAAAATAACTTCAGCCAATCCTATTCCAGATTCTGCTAATGAAACTGTAACATTTGACACTTCATTTGGATTTGATATTAAACCAGAAGATATTGTAAGGTGGAGCTTCATAGATTTGGTGAGATTTGACGCTGACAGTATCACTTTAGAATATGATGGAATAGTTATGAAATGTGCCATTCCAGTTAAGGAGGTGAGTGCATGAGTTTCTTAAGCATGGAAACTGCAAGAACAGGTGGACAACCGTTTGAACTGTATGAATTTACGTATGGCTCATATGTATATAGATACAACACCACAGCTAACAATGTTGTTATAAGCGGATTTACTTATATTCCAATGCAGTTATCTAGACAAAATATAACGCTTACAAGTGATATACGACGCTCACAGCTTCAGATAAATGCTCCTACTAACTTTGAGGTAGCTAACTTCTTTAGGGCAAGTATACCAGCCACACCAATATCAGTAACCATCAAAAAGAAACATAGAAATGATGCAGAAGTAATAACAGAATGGATAGGCAGAATAATGACTGCAGAATGGACACATAGTGGAGTAACACTAATATGTGAATCCTACTACACAGCCATACAAGGTAATGCTGATTTTAGATATTACAATTATTCCTGCCCACATATGTTGTATGGAGCAAGATGTAAGGTAAACAGAATAAATTATAAGGTAACTATAAGTGTTCAAGCCGTAAGTGGAACAATTATAACATCATCAGTCTTTTCAGGCTATCCTTCAAGATATTTTACAGGTGGATATATTTCATTTCATGACACACATACAGGGTTAATTCACACAAGACATATTGTAGCTCATTCAGGAAATACCATAACATTATCCAACCAGATACCAGAACTGACTGTTCCTAAACAGATTGAAGTTTATCCAGGTTGTGATCATACCCTTAACACATGCAAAAATAAGTTTAATAATCACTTAAATTTTGGTGGATTCCCTTGGATTCCAACAAAGAATCCATTTAGCTCAGCAAGCACTATTTTCTGGTAAGGAGATGATATCATGAATATGTGGCTTGCTTTAGGGTTAGGACTTTTATTTAGCTATCTAGCTTATTTGCTTAGACCAAAACCAACTCCTCCACCACCTGGAACAATAGAGGAATCAGATGTACCAATAGCCAACGCATCAGACCCTATCCCAAAAGTATACGGTACAGTATGGGTTAAGTCTCCAAATGTGGTTTGGTACGGAGATTTAAGAACAACACCAATTGTTAAACATGAGGACTTTAAATAATGATTATTAAAATAAGACATGCTGTTGAATTAGGATATTGTATAAAAGGAATTAAGGAATTCTGTAAACAACATAATATAGATTTTAAGAAATTTGTAGTATATGGAATTGAAGAAGAAGAACTGTTAAAAACAGAAGATGCAATGGTTATCAAGGTAATAGAACACGCCAAAGAGGAGGTGAGATAATGGGCGGTGGTGGTAAAGGTGAAGTATCAGTTACTATTGGATACAGATATTACGTTGGTCTTCATATGGCTATTTGTGAAGCAGCAGACGCCTTGCTTGCAATAGCAGTAGGTGAAAAAACTGCATGGACTGGCAACGTAACAAGCAACCAAACAATATATATAAACAATCCCAACCTCTTTGGCGGTGAAGAGAGAGAGGGTGGAGTACGGGGCTATGTTGATGTAATGTTGGGTGGAGATTCGCAAGGACAGAATGCATACTTAGTCTCAAAACTTGGGAGTAATGTACCTGCTTATAGAGGTGTGCTGTCAATAGTTGCAAAGCAATGTTATGTATCAGCTCTAAATCCTTACATAAAGCCTTGGTGGGCCAAGGTGCGAAGGATACCAGCGAAAAATTGGTATTCTAGTTACGCTACTATATCTGGTGGTTATGCCAATCCAATCCACATCTTATATGAACTTATAACCGATCACGGACTTGGACAGATAGATAATACATCCTTCCAAAATGCAGCTTATAAGCTCTATCAGGAAGGCTTTGGGCTTAATTTTATATGGTCTGGCGGTTCACTCGAAGAATTTATGCAGGATATCTTAAATCACATCGGTGGAGTGTTATTTGTTAATCCTACTACTGGCTTATTTCAAATAAGACTAATAAGAAATGATTATACAGTAGACTCACTTCCTTTACTTGATGAAAGCAATATAAAAGAGATGGTTAGTTATCAGCGCATAGCATTATCAGATACTGTAAACCAATTAACTATATATTATACAGATGCTAATACTGGAGAAGAGCGAAGTGTAACAGTTCAAGACTTAGCCAACTTTGCTGCACAAGGCAAGATTGTCTCAGACGAAAAGAAATACCTTGGAATTCCAACACTAGCTTTAGCCACACAAGTAGCTATGCGAGATATGCAGATATCGGCAGCAATGTTAAGCAAACTGACAATAAAGGTAAACAGAAGAGCATATAATTTTGTACCTGGCGATTTATTTAGATTCAAATGGCCTAAATTAGGAATAGAACAAATGGTCTTTCGTGTTGGTGAGATAGACTATGGAACATTAAATGACTCAACCATAACAATTGAGGCAATGGAAGATGTTTACTCTCTTCCTTCTGCTACTTATGTAGAAGTGCAAAATCCTTACTGGCAAGACCCAGTTACTGATCCACAACCTTGTCCTCAACAAATAGCAGTTGAAATCCCATATTGGGAGCTTGCTCGAAGCTTATCTCCAGCAGATTTTGACTATTTACCTAAAAATGAAGGTGTAGGTTTCCTTGGCACACTTGGTAGTAGACCAAGTGGAGTGGCTTTTGATTATAGCTTATACACTTCCACAACATCTGGTGGTACATACACAAAAGTAGGTAAAGGTAACTTCTGCCCAATAGCTTTCCTATCTCAGGCAGTAGGCTATACTGATACTACTTTTCAGATAGAAAACGGTGTTGATTTGGACTTGGTCAAAACTGGTCAGTATTTTTATGCCATCATTGAAGATGAAATTGTAAGAGTGAATAGTATCACCACAAACAGCGTAAGCGTAGGCAGAGGGTGTCTTGATACACTACCTAAACCACATAACGTTGGAGCAACAATATACTTTGCAAGTTCATGGTACGGATTAGACAGAACACAAAGAGTATCAGGACAAACAATCTATGCAAAATTATGTCCACGAACAGGTAAAGGAGAACTGACTTTATCTAGTGCTTCATATGTATCTAGGACAATGAATAGCAGATTTGACAGGCCATATCCGCCAGCATACTTGAGAGTAAATAACATTCCTTATCCTCAAAATGCCTTCATTGAAGGAGCAGACATAAAACTTGACTGGTATCATAGGAGTAGAAGTCAACAAACAGCATACATAGTAGTTGACACAGAAACCAACATAGGGCCAGAAGCAGGCACTACATACACAGCAAGAATACTTAAAGCTTCTGATAACTCTGTGCTCGCTAGCCAAACTGGAATAACTGCAAATACATATACTTTTTCTGCTCTATCTCAAGATGCTGATATTTATGTTGAGTTATGGTCAGTAAGAGATAACTATGAGTCAATGCAAAAGCATAGGTATTTTATGCAATACTTTAGGACACAAAGGAGGTTAACGCAGGATAATGATATTAGAGTTACGGAAAACGGAACAATTAGGATTGTGGAGGGATAAAAGATGGCATTAAAGATAAGTGAAATAACCGCCACAGTAACAGATATAACAAAAGAGACATTGGTTGAAGTATCAGAGAAAACAGATGGCACATATGCAACCAAAAAGTTTGATCTTCAAGGTTTGGCCAAAGCACAGCACACACATGGATATGGTGATCTTACTGGTGTTGCCCCGAGTGCACATAACCATGCACTAAACGACTTATC